GCGCACGTCATCGACGCCAACGCCGCCCTCAATCTCCGTCACCTGCGTCGGCTCAATCCGGTCAGACTGACCGCCACGCGATCCACCCTTGAGCTTCAACATGCCCGGGAAGTTGTTGATGTGTGCCGAGTCCAGAAGCGCACGCAGCGACCCAGTGGCCGCCGCCGACAGGCTGCCGATCATGTGGGGCAGGCCGATGGGGTAGGCTCCGCGCCACGGCACGAAGGGCCACTCAATCATGTGAACGAGCTCTTCCTGCTGCTCGTCGTCAGGATCCCAATTGCGGAAGATCGCCAGCGTTTCCTTCGTGGTGTGGTCGATGGTCACGAGGTAAGGGGCGAGGCCGAAGTTATCTTCGAAGTCGAGCCAGCAGGCGATCTCGAAGACCGTGCGCATTCCGTCTTCGTTGTAGCTGTTCTGCTCCTTGCCCTCGATCTTGTTGTTGGCCTTCGCCGGGCCAGTCAACTCAGGCTCTTGAGGGGACACAAGGCTGATCTCGCGATACATGCCCGTGCCCACACGCTTCTCAAACTCAAGGCGCGTCAGGTACTGAACATGCGTCTTTCGCTCGGCGGTGTAGAAGCTTGTGGCGCTGTAGGGCAGGTAAACGTCGTCGATGGGGACGAAGATCGACATCGGGCGGTTGCGCTGCTCGTCCCAGACCATCTTCATGTACTGAGCGCCGCCAAGCGGGATCTGCGTCGTCAGCTGCTCAAGCTCAGGCCGGAACTCAACCATTTGCTGAGTCAGCTGCCAGTTCATGAATTTCTGCTTGCGCTTGGCCTTTTCCAGCTTGGCCTGCGTCACTTCTCCGGGGATAAATTCCTTAACAGGTCCGCTAGACGGAAAGATTTCCTTAATGACACGAGACGAAAAATCTACGCAGGCCTCGGTCAGCATGGGATGCACAACCTTAGATGCACCTTGGAAGTCAGCACCACCGGGGGCATCGTCGCCCAATCCAGTGCGGCGCAGGCCCTCTTCATACTGCTTGTCGCGCAGAGACCGGGCTTCCTTGTCGCGCTCAATGAACTCGAGAAGCTGGCTTGAGATCGTCATCATGTCTGAGTTGGACATGTCTTCGGCGAGGTTCGCATAGAACTCGGCGTTCTGGGCCTGATCAGGCTCATCAAGAGTGATGGTCGCGGAGCCGTCGTCATGCTCTTCGATGCCGGTATCAGCATCAGGATCCATATCGACTTCGGTGCCGGTCTGGTCTTCGTTCATGTCAGGACCTTGTCAGGTTTGATAATGGTGAGTTGCCAAGAGCATACCCCACATTCGGGTTCTGCGATACTTGGGACGTTACAGGGCTGGCGTTGACGTTCGGGACAGCCAGCGTGGCCAGACCGGACTGCATGGTTGGGACAGCTGCCGCAACAGATGGGGCCATCGGCGAGGCGTGCGGAGCATCAGATCCGTAGGAATCGCTCGGAGCAAGGCCGGGAGGCTGGGCAATAGACCCGACAGAGCCAGTTCCGTCAGTGAAGGCCATCGTCGGCTGAGCCGAAATGAGAGGCGTTGTCGGGGGCGAAAGAGGCTGGACCATGCCGCCATCAGCGAAGTATTGGTTGGCGTCGAAGTAGCCGCCCTTGGCCGCCGTAGGCGTGCTATAGAACTGCTGCTCAGCGCCAAACCCATACTTGGTTGGGTCGCCAGTGAGGCCAAGATACCTGCGCAGAGCCGCTGTGGCGTCAGCCGATGTGCCGGTGGCAGTAACGCCGGGCGTAGCCGTAGGGTCGAAGCTGGCGAGGTCGATGGACTGCGGAGTGATAGGGGCAATCGGGCGAGGAACCTCTGCGCCTGCGTTTGCGCCGCCACCCGAGCCGGTGTCAGGGGTCGAGCCGGGCGCAGCACCTGTAGCCCCCGACGTCAGTCCAGCCAGCGTGCCGCCAAGAGGCCCGGATACCGTATAACTTGGACCCTGATCTTGCGATAAAGCAGGTGATGAGGCAGTCGGCCCCTGAACCGTCACGCTAGATGTTGGCGATCCGGGCGCAGGCGAAGCTGCCACAGCCTGAGACGGAGCAGCAGGGCCAACAGCAGTCATGCCAGCATATGGGTCAACTGCGTAGGCTTCCCCGACAGGGCCAGCAGTGGTGAATTGGCCAGTCATGTTGCTGGCGCTAGTTCCAGTCGTGCCAGCCGCCCAGCTACCCGGGGTCGTCGCCGTCGTCATGGAAGGAGCGGAAGAAGTAAAGCCTGCTGTGGCCGCATTCCCGGGGCCGACGCCATTACCAATTTGACCCTGACCAAGCCCGTATGCGCCGCTGAGCCCTAAAACACCCGTGTTTGCATTTGGATCAGAAGTATATGTTGTCGCTGGGGCGGTATAACCTATGTTTGCAATTGAAGGCGCAGACGTAAATCCGGGGGCCCCAGCTGTGGGGCTACCCGATGTAGCCGGAGATCCCACAACATTAATGCCTCCATAAGCCGGAGAGAAGGTTGCGTTTTGATTTGCCACAGAGGTTGGGTCTAGGGCATTAAATCCATATGTGCCCTGCACCGTAGAAGCCATATTAACGGCATTTCCATAAGGATTAGTGGCGGCTGGACCCGGCTGCGAACCATAAATTGCTTGCTGACCTTGGGCAGCAAGAACGCTGTTACTTGTTGAGCGAAGGCTGTTGACAAACTCTGGGTTTGTATCAACCCAGCTTGGGCGAGAAGAGGGGGGCAAACTATTGAGCCAACTATCAAACAGGCCCTTTGCAGCAGCGTTCTTGGCATCAGTGACAGTTGCTGGGTAAGACGCGGTGCTTGGAGCTGCGTTAGCCGACCCAATCCCGAATGCCTCCCCGAGAGCGCCAGCGATCCCACCGGCAATTCCACCAGATCCGCCATTGTCTGCCCCAGCGGAGGTGCCCCCCGGCGCACCAGTCGCAGACCCAGCAGCAGTGCCCCCCGGAGCTCCTGTGGCCGATCCGGTAGGAGCACCTGTAGCAGCGGCGTTAGCAGCAGCAGTTGCGGCGGAAATGCTATCCTCAAGGCTCATGCTCGCCACAGCATCGGGGTCTAAACTTTGAGAAGTGGTAGTGACACTGATCGAGTCTGGCGCAGTTGCGCTTGGGTCGGCAGGCGCATTTGCTGGGTCAACACCCAGCGCATCCATCATGGCGCTCCAACTGTCAAACGATGTTGTGGCATTGGTGGCGTTTGTGGAGGGGGCGTCAGCAGTAGCAGGTGCGTCAGCAGTAGCAGGTGCGTCAGCAGTAGCAGGTGCGTCAGTAGTAGCAGGTGCGTCAGCAGTAGCAGGTGCGTCAGCAGACTCCCCATCATCGTCACCGTCGCCACAGCCGCAACCGCAACCGCAACCGCAACCCTGCGCAGCCAAAGACACCACACGGCACTCCATGGCTCCAGCCATCGGTCCCCCCAGCATGTTCAACAAATTGCGCTCTTCAGCCGTGATCAACGGCACAACCTTTGGCTCGCCGCGTTCAAGTGCTTTTGTCTCGACGATCTTGGCCACGGCCTCATCTTCGACGACATAGTGCTTCAGCAGCTTGGCCGCGAGGGCGCGAAGGTCATTGTCATTCATGTCAGTGCCTGCCGCTCTTGGTTGAACTGCTCAAGGTTCGGGAAGTTGGTGAGCTTCGCCCCATTATCGCGCAGATTGGCTACTTCAATCAACCTCAAGTCGGAAAGCTCATCTGAAGAGACCTCCACCGGCTCACCCGAGCGCCAATCACGCACATCGCCGCTCTCCAACCCTTGCGGGCGATTGACCGTTGAGAACAGCCATGCCAGCCGCTCGGCTCTCTCGCCAAACAACCCTTTGATGACTGGGCGCTGATCCACAGGCACTGACGCATTTCTGAAGGAGTTGGTTCCATAAATCGAATGCAGGCCACCGGCCAGCGCCACGTCTTCGTCAGCCCCCATGCGCTTCAGGTCGTCATAAGTGTTCGTCAGGTGCTCGCCCAGCGTCAGGCCCATGCGGCGGTTGTGCTGCTTCTTGAACGCACCTGTGCGCTTGAGAACAGCAAGAAGGATGTGGCGGCGGCTCATGCCGGGCGGCCTTTGAGCACCAGCACCTTGCGCGCAACAGGGCAGATGCGGCTTACGCCCCGACCGGCGTGCTTGATGTTGCCGGGGAAGATCGTGAAGCGCCCGTACTTGGGAAGCACGGCGCGAATGATGTCATCCTCATCCTCATTAAGGAAAATTGTCTCCCCAGCATACTCGGGCTTCCAATCTTTCTCGTAATAGATGATGCAGGTCTCATCCTCGGCAAACTTGCTGTCCTTGTGGATGTACCCCTCGACGCCATAGGTGTGGGCGTTGGCATAGGCGCGCACCAAGACAGGGGTTGTCGGCATGAAACGAGGCTGAATGTAGTCCCAGAGCGCGCGGATGCACGGGGACACCTCGTGGTAGACCTCTTCGCGCTCCACCTTGCTGTCAGACAGCACGATATTCCAATGCCCAAAGCCCAGCATCTTGTTTGAGCGCCAGCCATATTGCCACCCACGGCTTTCAACCTCGACGATGCACTCGGCGAGCAGGTCTTCAGGGATTTGATTGTCGAAGCAGCGGATCTTGTCGGCATCTGTCAGGCCCTTGGCTGCTTCAAGAAGGCCCGCGTCGGCCTTCAGCTTCTCAACAAGGGCTTGGATTGCGTCATCGTACATTATTGGCTCCCGACCAATCTATCCATTCGCTGTAGCGCTATCTTGAACGCCGGGTTCAGGTTATGATCCCCCTTCAAGATGTCCTGAAGCTCTTTTCTGGTGTCCATTGTGTCAGGTGTACGATTGAACGCAGCCTGCGGGTCAATTTGGTTTGACTGCGCCATCTCATTCAACTGCTGAAGCTGCTGCTGATGATGCTGAGCGTGTTGCGGATCCTGAGCTACGAGGTTTTTGGTGTACTGGTTCAAGGCAAACATCAGCTTTGCGGCATCTCCACCGGCACGCTTGATCATGTTGCGGCCAACCTGACCGCCATAGTTCTGCATGGCGAAGTCAGAGAACTGCTCAAAGGCTTCCTTGCCGCCTGTGTGAGGCTTGCGCACCACCTTGCCGCCCTTGGCGTAGCCAGCGTCCTTGGATCCGGTCGGCGAAGCGGGGTCGGCACGCATTTTTTGATTAGCGAGGGTGCCAAGCGATTGGCCACCCATGCCGCCGAGCGCCAGATCAACACGGGCAAGAACACGGATTGAGCGAGGGTAACGGTTGAAGCGCTCAATCAATGCCTGCGTGTCGTTGCCCATGATCTCGCCTGCAAACGTGTAAGACACGTCAGCAGGCATAGTGCCGGTCGATGCCTTGCGCAACAAGAAGGCCAGCTTGCGCTGGTCAATGTCCCCATCTGTTGCGAGCCCTACGACATCCTGAACAGTTTCCTCAACCTTCTGATCAAGGCCGAAGGACTGCGGGCTGCTCTCAGGCGCTACCGGGCCGCCTTGGCTAGTTTGGCCTGCTCCTGCTCCACCGGAACCGGATCCTGATCCAGAGGATATTGAACCGCCGTCAGCCTTGCGAACAAGGCCCGCTTGTCCAGCGGCGGCCTGACGGAGGATGTCGTCGAGCTTTGTGCGATTGACGCCTTCTCTTTCATACCAAGGTGCTCCCACTGTGTCTGTTACTTTGAATTTCTGGCCCTTGACGTTGGGGATGACACCCGACGATGGTTTTTTAATGAGGTCCAGCGCAGCAGAATATTGCTCTGGAGACATGATAATATCCTCTCCGGTAGAAAGAGGAATAGAAAACTGCGGGATTCCTTCGGCTGAACGCCCATATTTTGCGCCGTAGGCATAGCTCTGATAGTCGCCTTGCTTGGAATATACGCCTTCAAGAGGGTTATTGCTGCCTTGCACCTTCTTAAGGATTGCGGGCAGGGTTCCGTGCGAGGCTTCCTGATTCGACCTAGCAACCCAAGTTTCCCAATGAAACCGGCCCGGGGAGGCTGCTTCGGGGCGGCCTAGATCAGCGTACATCTTGCCGACGTTCTTGTTCAGCGCATCTTCAAGCGCCTCATAGACTAGGATTCCCTTTGCGCCGTAGGTGGCTTCAGCCAGAGACGATCCAGTCACAGCGGCATTGCCGCCCTTTGACCCCGGATTGGCGGCGACAAACTCGCGCTGAGCCATACGGCCTTCGTCGGTAGGAGGGAAGCGCTTGGTGGTTCCATCCTTCATCTTGACGGTCGGCACCGAAATGCCGTCCCAGATGTTCATGTCGCTGTAGCGCCCGTCATCCCAAAGGTTCTTCAGCTGGATCCGGTCGATGACCATCACGTCATCGCGCCCTGTCGCCAGAAGGATGAAAGATACAACCTTATTGTCGATACCAACGCCTTCGCCGACCTTGGCGAACTCACGGCGGATGTCGCGACCTGACATGTCAGGGTTGCTCATGAAGTCATGAAGCTTCTGCATCGGGGTAACACCGTCAACGCCGGGCCTGCCCATCTTGACAAGGAAGTCCTCACCGAAGGCGTTCAGGTTGTGCATCGCGCCTGCACCGGGCTGTCCCGATCCCTTTGCGGCAGTCGTTGCAGCCCAGTCTTTGAAGGGGCCTTCGGCCACCTCCTTGGTGAACTTTCCCTCAGCCGCCATCTTAATGAACGGCTCAATGCCGTTGAAGGCGTCAAGGAACAGACCTTCGTGCGTAAACGGGTTTACGCCTCGGGACATGATGCCCCACATGAACAGCTTGCCGGTGTCCTGAACACCCATCTCGCCAGCATGGTAGGCGCTGAGGAACTCCTTTCCAGCCTTGAAGCCTGCGTCAGCGTCGGCGATCTGGCCGGGTGTCAAGGTCTTGAGGAGATCGGTGTACTCGCCATTCTGAATGGCCTTCATAAACCGATAGGGAGGGGCAACGACCTCCTTCGACCCAAAGGCCTTCGACATGCCCTGCGCCCACTGCTCAGGGTTCGTCCCCATCTCGGGGAACTCGTTCATCAGCGGCGTGATACCATCCAACTGGCGTGCAGCGTTGGCGTTCTTCGTGCTGCTCAGCATGAATCCGCTTTTCTTCGACACGTTCTCAGCGCCGCTATCGACGACGTACATGGGGCCAAGACCCATCTTCGTTGGCAACTGCGCGGCCTCACCGCCAGTCTCGTCGATAGATTGGGTGATGTGGTCGATGGCTTGCGTGCGGATAGCCGCAGGCTCGGGCATGTCTTGATAGGCTTGCTGCACGGGCCTGTAGAGCGGGGCGGCTTCCTCGACCGGCTTTGTGCCGATCAAAGTTGTTCCCTTTCTCTGAACGTCAGGGAAGACTGACTGAACCTCTTCAAGGAAGGCTTGCGCCTTCATGTTGTTCTGCCAACCCTTTGACGTGGCGGCACCCTCGCCGGAACGGCTGCCTTCGTAGACATCGAAATAAGCCTTACCGCCGGGCTTTAAGTGGTCGAAGGCCTGTTGGATCACCTCAGCCCGTGCTTCGGGTTCAGCGATGACATTAAGGACGTTGGCGGCGGTCACGGTGTCAGCAGGGTTCTGTTTGAACTCGTCGAGCACGGCAGCATTATGCTCCGGGCTTCTATTGAATGGATCGTAAACGGAACTCTCGACGCCCCGTTCGTTCTTCAGATAGTCAGTGCCAAGGTCATACTTGCCACCGCCAATGTCGAGATTTCGGGCCCCCGCCTCGGCCTCAAAAGCCTTGCTCTTGAAGATTGCCGGAATCTGCTTGATCGACGTATCAGCAGATGAGATAGCCTGTTTTGCAGCGCTTTCTGCAACATCAGCAATCTCTCGCGCTGCGCCCTTCTCAGCCCCCTTGATCGCCGCCTTGGTTGCAGCACCAGCGCCCATAGGCATGACTGCGCCCATGGCTGCAAGCGGCAGGATCTTCTGAAGACGGGCTGCACCTTCCTCGTCGCCAGACGCCCGAAGCTCGGCGATCTTGTCTTTCAGCTTCGACACATCAGCCGCAGCCATCACGTTACCAATGCCGGGCAGCATTCCGCCGATCAGCCCAACGGGATCTTCGCCCATCGCCACCATGCCCTGACCAAGGCCCTCAAGGCTCGGGCTTGCCGCACCCTGCGCCTCTGGGTTGAGACTAGCGGCAATCATCTGCGGAGTGATTGGTCGGCGCACAGGGGCAGGTGGGGCGGTGGTGTAGGCGGCGTCAGCCTGCGGAGTGGAGTAGAGGCTACTGACGCCCTCTGCCACGCCCTGCAAAGCACTCGTCACTCCTTCAGGGCTCGGGCTCGCAGCCTGACGCCCCTCGATGGGGCTCTGCTCTTCGGGCGGCACCATCTCAGCAGCCAGTCCCTGAGGCGTCACACCCCGACGGATCGTCAGCGGACGGGGCGGCGGGTCTCCACCGTCAGCCATGTGCACAGGCCCACCGAGCGCCTTCTTCAGCGGCGCGGTGTGGGGCTTCTTCAGCCAATCTTTAAGCTCGTGCGTGCCCATCTCCACAACCGAATGAATCCGCTTGTGACCCAGTCCATCGCTAAACGAATGCGCATAGTCACGGAGGGCATGGGCTCGATCCTTATATCCAAGCAGCACCTTGTGTTCATTGAACTTGCCGGTGTGCGGGTGCTGCTGATTGACGACGAAGACCTTCTTCGAGTCATGGTGCGGCCCGACGAAGGCATCGGTCTTCATGCCGTCATGGTCGGGCCTCGAAGTGTCGATGTAGCCGTAGTCGGCGGCCATGCGGCTGTTGCCGCTGTCCTGCCGGTGGCGGATCTCGCCCTTGCGGGTCTCGAGCGAAACGGGCTCACCCGCCGCCGTGGCGTGCCCGACGACTGCCCGGCCACCCGTGGCGAAGTTCGCGGTGTAGCTGCCGCCGACGTTCACATCCCGACGGCTCGGGTTGTAACCGCCATAGGCGCTGAACCCGCCGTCTTCGCCGCTCTGGCTGACATTCGCCCCGTAGGATCGACCGCCCGGACCCTGCTGAGCCGTCATCCCGAAGTAGGTGTCAGCGTCGAAGGGCTGGCCACCCACGCCGATCTGCTGGCTGGCGGGTGCGCCCTTGAAGGTCGGCTTGTTGTATTGATAGCTAAGCGGGCCCGCCTGAGCCTTGCCACCGACCATCACGGGCTGCCCGGTGATCGGGTCGGCTGCGACCATCACGCCGCCACCGACAGGGCCCTGCGCCCCGATGCTGGCGTTGTAGCCCTCTCTCGTCCTGCCTGCGCCTGTCGCGATCCTGCCCGGGTTCAGATCGGGGCGATCCCGCATCTTGAGCTCGATCCGCTTCATGCCCTCGGTCGGGGTCTCGCGGCGGCCATACTGGTAGAAGGCGGGATCGAGTTCAGACGGCATAGGGGTTCACCTTCGGTCGGTCGTCGCGGACGCGCGGCTCAGGGGCCTCGGGGCGGGTGACACGGATCATATCACGGTCGGCGAGGTATCGTAACCCTTGGACCCCGGCGTCCATCATGTCGTCATGGGGGATGGACCCCTCGCCGCTGAAAGTGCACAGCTGCTCAATCAGGGTCGAGGCCCAGCTGATCGGGCTGCCCGGCATCTTCGTGCTCTCAGGCACCCAGATGCGCCCGGCTGCGAACAGGGGCGAGACGGCGTGGAGCCGGTCGAGCTTCCTCGCCCTGCCCGGGTTGTACGGGGCCGAGATGATGCCCTCCCGACCGAGCGTCTGGCGCAGGCTGATCCCCGATCCCTTGTCTTCGATCAGGAGCACGTCGGGCGTGCGCCCCGAGTTCTCCATATGGGCAGGCCCGAAGAGGGGCTTCATGAGGGCCTTCTCCCGGGGGGCGTACTCGGCCTTGAACTCGGTCTTCACCCTGCGGATCAGGTCGGGGAAGCCCAGCCGGTCCTGCCAGCAGTCGAGCAGTATGATGTCGCGGCGCTCCTTCCCCCGGCTGAAGACGCCCCACACGGCGCAGGCCGAGTAGTCGGGGTCGCCCCGGGTGGTGCTGCCCGTCTCCTCCGTAAAGGCGGTGTCGAGGCTCATCACGATGAACTCAAGCTCGGGCAGGGGCCTGTCGTTTGGCCAGAGCTTCAGCCAGCTGCGCTTGATGACGCCCATCTCTTCGGGGTTGATCACCTCGGCGTGGATCTCCTGACGACCGATGGTGGTGCCCTCATAGCGCAGGATCTGATCCCGAAAGGTGGGAGCGAGGTTGTCGAGGTTGGCGTAGGTGCTCGCCCGGGTGACGATCACATCCTTGCCTTCGCGCGCCAGAAGGTTG